GACTGGCTTTATCAACAATAATAATGTTAATATCATTGGAGGCAAGGATGTGCCAGAAAGACAGGCATTGAGCAAAGTACTTAAACCTAAGGCAGATTTTTAAATGGAGGTTACGGTTTAACACCGTAAAAATATTATTCAGTTCTTCTACGATGGTCAGATAAGACGATATCTTATACAAACTATAAGATTACTCAGCAACTTTGTTGTAAAGTATGGTGATGGCACCCTAGCAAGAGTGCCTGTTATGTATGGCGACCAAGATCGTCAAGTTGGCAATATTATTAGACAAAACAGTGAAAATAAAATTAACAGCATGCCAAGGATTGCTGTATATATTAGCAGTCTAGAAATGGAAAAAGATAGATTGGCTGATGCAACTTTTGTGGGCAAAATGCATATAAGGGAACGTGATATAGAATACAATCCAGAAACAGAGCGTGATGAATATACCAGCACCGAAGGTATTAATTATACCATAGAAAGAATCATGCCTACGCCTTACAAACTTACAGTGAAGGCAGATATTTGGACCTCAAATACAGAACAAAAATTACAAATTATAGAACAAATGATGATGCTATTCAATCCCAGTCTTGAAATTCAAACTAATGATAATTATGTAGACTGGACCAGTTTAAGTGTGATCTATATGGATAGCATAAATTTTAGTAGCCGATCAATTCCAGTAGGCACTGACAGCCCAATCGATATTGCTAATATGACATTGAGCATGCCTATTTGGATCAGCCCTCCAAGTAAAGTTAAACGATTGGGTGTTATTGAAAGTATCTCCATGGGCATGTTCAGTCAGATAGGCCGAGGTAGTGGCGGTTATATTGATGGGCTAGGCGTAGATGATGGCGGTCTAACACCAACTCAATTGAATAATGTAGGTGCTGCTACTACAGTTATAGACAATTATAATATCATCGTGTACGGCGGGCAAGCTAGAATATTTTATCCAGATGCCAGCGGGTCACATAAAAATGATTTAATTAATGTTGAAATAAATTCAGAACAACAAGTCAACTGGAACTTGTTATTTGACAAACATCTTGGCAAATGGGACTCTAGAACTAGCAAAATATTCTTAATTCAACCCAATGGCACTGAAGTTATTGGTACTATTGCCATTAATCCATTAGATCCTACTATATTGAATATAGAATGGATCACAGATACTTACCCGAGCAACACAGATATCCTCAGTGTATATAGACCTAACAGCCCAGGCACATTTGACGCTATTATTGATCCAAAGACCAAAGGCCCTAATAGTGGATTGCCAGCATCCACCATAGGAACTAGATATTTGATCATTGATAATATCGGTGGCGGGATAAGAGAAACACTCATTGCCGAAAATTCCAGCAATAGAATAGATACTACCGTAGACTATAATAAGGTTTTAAGAACAGAAGTTTATATTAATAATCAACCTGTAGGTTTTGATGTTTTAAACATTGACGGTAAACTAGTAATTAGATTAATCAATTCAGCGCAAATAGATGATAGCATAACTTATGAGCTTTTTGTTAACGCATCTGGGCCTAGTGCTTGGCAAAACAATGATGGCAGTGATTTTATAGCCAATACTAATGATATTATTGAATGGACTGGCACAAAATGGCGTGTAATTTTTGACAATACAGTATCAAAAAATGTCATACGCTATCTAACAAACATATATACAAATGTCCAATACAAGTGGAATGGAATTGGTTGGGTTAAGAGTTTTGAAGGCGAATACCTCAAAGGATACTGGCGTATATTGTTATGAAAGATAAAATTGTTTGTAGTGGTGCATTATTTTATGCTAGGGACACTGGGCGTGTTCTACTACTACAAAAAGCCAATGGCAAACACAGAGGTACTTGGAGTTTAGTTGGCGGCACTAATGATGCAGGCGAAAATGCTTGGCAAGGATTGATGCGTGAAATAAACGAAGAATTAGGATTTATTCCAGAAATTCTAAAATCAATACCTTTAGAAACGTTTGTCAGTAATGATAGTGTGTTCAATTTTCATACATATCTCTGCTTAGTTGAGGATGAATTTATACCAACAATCAGTGAGGAACATGCAGGGTGGGCATGGACCACAATTGATCTAGCCCCAAAACCATTACACCAAGGACTGCGTAGTAGTTTTAATAATCGTGTTATTAGAACTAAACTACAAACAGTATTTGATGTAATGGACTTAATTTAGAATCCCAAATACTTACTTCTAATAAATTCCAAGTCATACCGCTGTTCACTTAGGTGATGAGGCTTGCCTTCCCATGGTTCAAATGAAGGCCAACAAGTACGCCAATATTCACCCCATTTATTAGTCAAATAATCAATATTCAAATCACGGGCTGCATCGACCTTTTGCTGAAATTCTGGATCACGTCGACGTGTATTACCGCCATAAAAATGATATTGCGTTTTATCACCAGCACCGTGATAATAATTGGCATCTAATCCTAAAATTTTCTTAATTGGTTTATGTACGAGACGCATGATATAATCATCATCCTCACTGTAAGCTGGATACATGTTTTCATCAAACAATCCATACTGCTTTACCACAGTATCTCTAATTAAGAATAAATCCCAACTGCCCACACTGAAGTCTCCACCATTAGCATGAATCATTCCCACTTCTGGATCACCAGTTATTTTATGATGCATTTCAGCTAACAATCCTGGACCAAAACTCACATCATCATTTACAATGACCCAATATGGAGCCATCATATAACTTTTAATAATCAAATTCCAAGAAAATGACACACCCATGTTAGCTGGCATATGACATACATGAATTTTCTTAATATATCTGTGCTTGATTTTAGCTAAATTATCAAGATCTTCTGTAATTTCACCTTTGCCATTATTATTAACTATGAAGAAATTTTCTACGGGGAAATCCACACTGGCCAATAATCTAGAAACCCAATATGTATCAAAAACAACTGCTGTGCCTATTACTGGAATCATTATTAACCTCTACCTGATAAAACGTAATCCTCGCCTTTCTTAGCCTTGTCATTGATAACAATCATCTTGTTTAGTATATCTTTATCAATGTATTCAGCACATACCCACCAATCTTCATAATTACGCCATTCATCTGGCGCAATATCGTTAACTACTAGGGTATAACCCTTAGATTTTAAAAACTCTCTTGATAATTCTCTTAATTCCTTTTTATCTGTATTATAGTGATCATGCTCAAAAGTAATAACTTTAAATTTATATTCATCAAAAGGAATCTTTTTCAATATCTCAAAAGTTACTTCAGCTGGATCACAATCTAATTGAAGATAATCTACAGCTGGCCCTAAATTCATTTCCCTAATGATCTTAGCATAATCAATTTCTAGTGCATTTTTAATTAGAAAAGGTGTCCTTCTTTCTGTACTAACTTGCCGTTCATCTAGGTCAATACTAATACCACGCCAATTAAATTGTTTTTCTAATAAGGCTGTATTATTTCCATAAAAAGGTCTGCCAGCACCAATTTCAATAAATGTGCCATCTCTTTTACCGTTTAGCACACTTAAAACAAACATGTCTTGATATGCTTCACTATAGTTTGTTTCAATAGTTTCTGAACCTGGGAAATTGTGTCTTAATTTATGATGTTTAGAAGGCTCAAAATTATCAAAAGGTATTTCCACATAATTGCTCATGTATTTTAAGTTATTATAGATGATTTTTTTATAATCCTCTGAGAGTTCTTTTGACCGCATTAGCTCTTTAAACAAACTACGAGATTCATCACATAACCCACAATGCCAACTACTTAGAGCTTTTTGAAATCTAATAGCATCTTTACCTGGATAACCTATATCTGTTCTTAATCCAGAATTAATATCATCAGCAACACTTTCACCAATGCTGGCTGCTGTATAACACTCATTCCAATGACCATCTTCTGGCTTTCTTTCATAAAATCTACTAAGGTGATAGTAAGCTTCGGGCCGCTTTGGCTGTAAAGCCACTGCATGAAGTAGTAGGCCTTTTACGGTAAAGTTCCTAGAACCCTGTCTTTCAAAACATAATGCTGCTCTAAGTAAGCATTCATATCTTAATAGATCATCATTAGTACGTTCGGCTGTTCTTAAAAAGAAACTGATTGCACTAGCTGACTGACCTAGTAAATCATACTGTAAACCTATGGCAAAATTGCGTTCAGGATCTGTTGGATCTTTAATATATTCTAATAA